AAAAATATATTGTTCGAGAGTACCGGGATGATGGTACCGTTTCAAGAACAAGAGTTGTTCAATCTCAAGAAGCAGCAGAGAATGTGAAGTTGGAATGGCAAAAGCAATAGTAATAACACCTACTACAGGCGCACCTGAACTATCCGACGCAATATTATCGGTGCAAAATCAAACCATAGAAGTAGATCACCTTCTAGTATGTGACGGGGATCAGTTCAGGAGAAACGTAGATGAAATACTTACAGAAACAAATTCAAAAGGTGTATCAGTACCTAAAGTATGCTACCTTCCATTTAACACTGGTGGCGGGGGGTTTTACGGCCATCGAATTATGGCTGCCTTTAGTCATCTTATTAATCATGATTATATTTGTTTCCTAGATCAGGATAACTGGTATGATAAAACTCATGTAGAGTCTTTAATTGATGTTATTGAGTCTAATGGGTATGATTGGTCTTATTCGTTAAGACAAATTTATAATAAAGATAAAGAATACTTAACAGAGGATAACTGTGAATCTTTAGGTCGCTGGCCAGTTTGGGTTAATGAAAAGGCTCACCTTATTGATTCTAGTTCTTATTGTTTTAAGACTTCGTTTATACGTAAATACGGTCATGTGTGGGATCACGGATGGGGTGCTGATAGAAGATTCTATACTGTCATAAAAGACCATCTAAAGCATGACAAGTACGGTACTAATGGTAAGCATACCTTATGCTACCGCTTAGGTGGTAATCCAGGTTCAGTTAATGAAGAGTTTTTTATTGAGGGAAACAAGAAAACACACCAGCTTTATAACGGTGTGTTTCCTTGGTATAAATAACAGTCGCGGGGTAGCTCAGAGGTAGAGCGCTGGACTCATAATCCAGAAGTCGTAGGTTCGATTCCTTCCCCCGCAACCATTAAACAGATTTATTACAGATAACCTTGTATACTTCGTTGCGAGCAGTACCTTCTTTATTTAAATCTGATACCCACTCACCCATTTCGTAGTATTGAGTATATTGAACGGTATTGTCTTCAGCTGAGTATAGACTGCCTAATAAGTATAATCTTTTATTATCACAATCCATAGCGCCGTAGGTAAAAACTCTTTTCACAGGCTTTTCCATGTAGCTATAGGTTTCAAAGGTATCATAAGTAGTATGAGATTGAATCATTAAATAACCATTACTCTCTTCAATCTCGCCCTTAGCTAGATAAACGGTATAGTTAGCTTCTTTTGCTACAAAATACCATTCGTTTTCAATAAAAGAAACAACTTGTTGATCCCCGTTAGGTACGATTTGAAGTCTAAGCGGCTCCGCCCAGGAGGGAATAGACATTAAAAGCATGATAATAAAAAGTATGATTTTCATTTTTAATCCTTGAGTTGTCTTACTATTTAGGCTCACAGTCAATCCATATTAAATTATTATACCAGTTGTATACTGCATTACCTTTTGGTACTAGACAAACTCCAAGTTCCGGGTATACTTCGATTCTTACTTGTACTACTGCCCAAACTAACCATACCATATAAGATATTACTATTATTGTTATTCCGTATTTCCAAGCTTCGCATTTTATTTTATCTATTCTTTTTCTTTTTTTATCTGCCGCAATCTTATCAAGTTTTCGTTTCTTAGCCCATGCAACCGCTTGTTCCTTCTTCATCTTTTCCATCATGGCGAACACACGAGTGTATAGATCACCTAGTTCAGGAGGACAGTTGTATACCATGAGTTCACGTAATTCAGCTTCCATAGCTGCCAGCCGGGTCTGCATAAGTACTCGTTGTAGAGCTCTTTTACCTAGACTAGTATCACCAGTATATACTTCTTTAGAGTGCTTTTCTTCTTCTTCAAATATAGCACTACACGTAGCATAATTTTCAAAATACTGCCCTAACGATTCACCTATCTCAGAATAAATGTCAGTTGGTTGTTTCTTACTTAATTCAAGTACGCGATTTTTTTCTTGTATGTACTGGTTTTTTTCAGCAACTGACGGTGGGTTATCTTTATGTCTTAGGTTAAACTGTTCTTCTAAATCTTTGAGTACACCTTTTACATCGCCGGCAGCACCAGCCATTTCTTTATATAATTCACACCCTTTTTTTACTGCTTGCACCGCGCCTTGCGCAAGTGCAAATAGCGTAATTGGATCCATTTACCTTTTCTATAGATTAAAATCTAAAAATACGTTAACATACAACAATGTTTTACTATACCAACGTTCACGCTTATAACAATAATATCCTCTTCCGCGGAAGAAAAGATGGTAAGCGTATAAACCAAAAAATCCCTTTTCAGCCTGTTCTATACGCACGTACAAATAAACAGACTGAATTTAAATCCTTAACTGGTGAGAACCTAGAGAAAATTAAATTCTCTTCCATCACCGATGCTAGAGATTATGTAAAAAAATATAAAGATGTAAGTAATTTTCCGATCTACGGAAATTTAAACTACGGATATCAGTTCATTAGCAAACTGTTTCCCGAAGACATAAGATTCGATATCACGGAAATGAAAATCGTGACCATCGATATTGAAACGTCAACTGAATACGGTTTCCCGGATCCAAGGCACGCTCAGGAAGAGATCTTGCTTATTACTATGCAGGATTACAACACCAAGAGAATAGTCTCTTTTGGGTGTGGCCCTTACTTAAGCAAGAAAGACAACGCAGAATATATTCAATGCACCGATGAATTCGACCTATTAAGGAAATTCATCAACGAACTTAAGACTGATTATCCCGATATTATAACTGGTTGGAATTGTCAGCTGTTCGACATAGCATATTTATCTACTCGAATCTCCAGAGTTTTAGGGGATAGAGCGCTGGAAGAGTGTTCTCCTTGGGGTAAAATCAGTAGCCGAGAAGTGCCTTTTGCTCGCGGTAGAACGCAGCTAGCGTATGATTGGATAGGTATCTCTATTCTCGATTACATGGATCTTTACAAGAAGTTCTCGTATAAAGTGGTAGAGAACTATAAATTGGATACGGTAGCTAAAGAAGAGCTGAATAAAGAAAAGCTAAAACATAAGTATACATCTTTTAAAGAGTTCTATACTAATGATTGGGAACTATTTGTAGATTATAATATTGTCGACGTTGAACTAGTCGATGAGTTAGAAGATAAGATGCAGCTTATTAATCTTATCTTAACTATGGCGTACGATGCTAAATGTAATTTTACAGACATCTACTCTTCCGTTCGCACATGGGATTGTATTCTTTGGAATAAACTGATCAAAGAAAATATTATACCTTTCAATCCACCCCCAGTTGATCCAGCTATGGATAGACAGATTATGGGTGCGTTTGTAAAGGAACCAGAACCAGGTAAGTATGATTGGGTGGTGTCGTTCGACGCTACCTCACTGTACCCTTCTATTATTATGACCTGGAATATGTCTCCTGAGACTTTAATCGATGGTCAGAAATATCTAGCCGATGATGAGAAGTCGATTGAGCGTTTACTTCAACGTGATGTTAATACAAAAAATATACATGATGAAGATGTAACTATGACCGCAAACGGTCAGTGCTTTAGAAAAGACTTTAAAGGTATTTTTCCTCAGTTGATTGAATTTTATTTCGGTGAAAGACAAAAAGCTAAAAAGTTAATGCTTAAAGCACAGTCATTGTATGAAGAGACTAAAGATAAAAAGTATTTAAAGGAAATTTCGAGTTTAAACTCAAAGCAAATGGCAGCGAAGATTCTTATGAACTCTCTGTACGGTGCAATGGGTAATATATACTTTAGGTACTATGACATTCGCGTGGCGGAAGGTATTACCATGACCGGCCAGTTGATCATTCGATCAGTGGCTAAACGTATGAACGATTTTATTAATAAGGAGTGTAAGACAAATGATGTCAACTATTCTTTTTATTCTGATACTGACTCTACTTATATTACCCTTGGTAGGTTTGCGCAGGATAGATATGCAAATCAATCAAAATCCGAAATTGTGGGACAAATTGACGACTATTGTAAACAGTTCATCGAACCTGTCATCGATGACGCCTGTAACGACCTCTCAAAGTATCTCAACACCTACCAGAAGAAAATTAACTTCAAGCGAGAGGTAATTGCTGATCGGGGTATCTGGATTGCTAAGAAAAGGTATGCACTAAACGTTTATAATGCAGAAGGGGTGTCATATGATCCTCCTAAGCTAAAAGTTTTAGGTATGGAGATCGTTCGATCATCTACACCTGCACCGGTACGTAAGGCATTAAAAGAGGCTGTACATATTACACTTACTCAAGATGAAGAAGCAATTAAGACATATGTGGCTAATCTTGAGAAAGAATGGAATAAATTAGAGCCGGAAGATATAGCGTTTCCTAGAGGTATTAACGGAGTTAAAGAATATACTGATGCTAATTCTATCTTTAGAAAAGGTACTCCTATTCATGTTAGAGGGGCATTGATTTATAACCATCTTCTAACCTCTAAAAATTTAGAGAAAAAGTATCAAAAGATTCAAGAGGGTGATAAAATTAAATTTTTATATTTACGCGAACCTAATCCTCTTGGTACTCATGTAATTACTTTCCTTGAGGGTTTACCTCCTGAATTTAGATTACGCGAGTATGTTGATTATGAGACCATGTTTGAAAAGTCGTTTTTAGATCCACTTAACTCTTTATTGAGTTGTATAGGGTGGCAGTTAAAAGAACAAGCATCATTAGAAGGATTATTCGGATGAAAAAATTATTAATTTTATTAGCACTATTACCTTTAGTTACTATTACACACGCAAAAGATAAAGCTGGTGTAATGTATGAAGTAACTATTACCAGAGTTAAAGATGGAGATACAGTAGCGTTTCAAGCTACCTGGTTACCCGACCCTCTTCCAAAAGAATTAGCGGTTAGAGTCTATGGAGTAGATACACCGGAAAAAGGTCATCGCGCACAATGTCCACAAGAAGATGCAAAAGGACAAGCAGCTACTAAATTTACTACTAATGCAGTAGCTAAATCTGTAAAACGTCAAGTATTACTAATGGGATGGGATAAGTTTGGCGGTAGAGTATTAGGCGACGTCATTCTTGATGGTCAAAGTTTACGTCAAATGCTAATTCAAAACGGTTATGCTAGAGAGTATTACGGAGAAGCAAAGCAAAGCTGGTGTAATTGATTTACTCCTTCCTTTAGATTATAATATATTATGTTAAGGAGAAAATATGTCATTGTTAGATAAATTGAAAAAGAATAGTACTATCAAAGAAACGGACGTACTAGCCAATTCTAAGTTCTTTAATTCCAAGGACCTTATCCAGACTCCAGTGCCTATGATTAACGTAGCACTATCAGGTCGTCTGGATGGAGGCCTTACACCTGGTCTAACAGTATTTGCAGGGCCGTCTAAACACTTTAAGACGGCTTTTGCATTACTACTTGCTAAGTCTTATTTGGACAAATATGAGGATGCAGCTGTTTTATTTTATGATTCTGAGTTTGGTTCCCCTCAGTCTTATTTTACTTCGTTCGGTATACCTACTGACAGAGTTATACACACCCCGATTACAGATATTGAGCAGCTCAAGCATGATTCTATGGCTCAGTTGTCTAATATTGAGCGAGGGGATCATCTTATTATTATTATTGACTCGGTAGGTAATCTAGCCTCCCGTAAAGAAGTAGAAGATGCTATTGATGGTAAGTCGGTCGCGGATATGTCTAGAGCTAAACAGCTTAAGTCTTTATTCCGTATGGTAACACCTCATCTTACACTTAAAGATATACCTATGATCGTAGTTAATCATACGTATAAAGAGATTGGTATGTTTCCTAAAGATATTGTATCTGGTGGTACAGGGGTATACTATTCTGCTGATAACATTTTTATTATTGGTCGCCAGCAGGAAAAAGAAGGAACTGAAATTGTTGGGTACAACTTTATTATTAACGTGGAAAAGTCTAGATATGTTAGAGAAAAATCGAAAATCCCTGTCGAGGTCTCTT